AAAGGAGGGATAGACGGAGACCAAGATTTTATAACTCGGCTCCCACTTACAACTTCTAAAGTTGAAAGTGTACTTGGCAAAATAGGCACATATCCTTCCCAATAATGTTGAAGACTACGATCTCTTCTTAACTTACGAGTATCACCTCGCAAGGTTCGTACTTTTTCTATAGTACACTCACTGGCATTCATAATAGAAACACCAGAAAGAAGACAGGTAGAAACCGATGATCCACCCTGATGAGCTTTAGTAGCCCAATCATAGGTTTCAGGATCCGGTCGAACAACTTCAACAGGTTTGGTATAACGCAGAACTTTTAGGGACGAACAAGTTTCCTCGCTCAAAGGCTTAAAAGAAGTAATTTTTCGATAAGTAGCTTTTTCCATAAAAGGATTAAAAAGCTTGTCAAGATTACCTAATGGTGTCTTACCATCAGTTCTTAAACCAGTTTTCCGACTGGAATAAATAGGACCGTTAACCAAACACAATCTTGCACGGGCAAGAGCCTCACGGCATACAGGGGTTTCCTCCACACCCGTTCTAGGGGGGAGACCTAATCCTCCAAGACTTTGAGGTAAATGATAATCAATATTATAACCATTGATCCAATCAGTACCTAAAAGATCCTTGAAAGTGGTATACCAGAGGTCCTCAGCCATTTTCCTTTCAGTATCCACCAAAAAACCACTCATCCATAAAGAATGAGAATCCTTGAGATCCCAAGGGGTTTTCCCAACTGATGATGTTCTAGCATCGAATTGCATCATGCCAGAAGCATTAGGGTACGGACACTCACGCACAAGACCAATATCATTATCTTTATAAAAAAGGGTCGAATTGATTACACAAAATTCCCTACTTCTATAAACTTTCCCAATCGATGGAGCCAAACCTACATGCGAAGAAAGCTTCTTCCAAATATAGTATTCCTGGTCTCCACCTAAGAACAAACCGTCGTCACCGTTAACGCAGATCGAAATAAAAGGATCATACGTTCCCGGGTTGACAGACAAACTAATAACGACTGCATTACATATGCAAAGGACTATAAAAGATAAAATAGATCCCATCATTTGACCATTAGTTTGATCAACCTCACCATCATCGTACTTGATTTTATGATTACATAAAGAATCAAAGCACAAGTCAAAAGGTAAACCTGTTAAATCACAAATAGCTTGTATAGCTAAACGTGAAAATTCCTTGCTCAAATTATCTGTAGCAGCGGAATAGTCAACTGAGATGTAATCAACACCATCAGGACAAACAGGTATATCGGACACATTCACTGGACGGCCAGTTAAGGCAAACCAGGGATGTCTGTGTAAGCATTCCCAAAGAGACTTCTGGGCTCCAGCCAAGAAGTAAGTGCACCAGGCACTTTCACAGGTAATCACTCGAACCTTAAGAGGTTCGGTCAAAGCAACCGGACGAGCTTCACAATGC